GTCTAAACTGTCTTGTGGCTCAAATTCTTTTGGTAAAAATGTTTTAAGTTGTGATACTTGTTCTATTGTTAGCTCTCTATAGTTATATAGATCTTGAAGGCTAGCTATAATCATTCTGTGACTAGTTGGATATTGTGGTTTACAATGCCTATCTAATGCTCTGAGCACTTCTGGCTTGATCTTGTCTATTAACTTAGTCATTGTCTTCTTCTTTTTCAACAAATAACTTGTGTACTTCTTCAACTATCATCTCAATCAACTCTTGTGAATTGGTAAAATCAAAGTTTGCAAGTTGTACTCTGCCATCATAGTCAAGCTCAAACTCTTTATCATAGTTGTCGTGATCACTGAAATCAAATTCACCTACACCTTTCTCAATAGCTTCATTGATATTGTCTAGCTGTAAACCTGTTAGCACTGGTTTATTAACACTTGCTAAGTCTTTCTTAGCTTGTTCTAGATCTTGTGTGTCTACTATAACACTGTGTCTACTGGATTCTAATGCTTCTTCGTGCATTACGATTGCTTGTTCAAGCTCTTCTTTTGTTTTCATATTTATTTATTTGATTTGTAATTATATTATCCAAACACATTCGTATTTAGTTTGTAACTAGTGAGGAATCGAACCTCATACTCGTCAGTAGTCTCTTGAATCCTGGATTTAGACGCCATACCTAGTTATCCATCTCTTACCACTATGATTACGGTGTGTCAAAGGTATCATCATAATACCAATAAGAGACTATATACTAACCAGCTCGTGAAAACGTTTACTGATTCAAGTATAATTAAAACGAGGTGCGCAGGTGTGGTTCAAGTATGGAGGACTAAGAACCTCATACATACATTGCTTTATCCTGACTTTAACAAGTTGACCGTGATTTTCTCCACCTTAATGCAATACTAATCCCTCGCCTACTTGCGCTACCACTCACCTCGTATTTCTGCGTCGCGTTATCACTACTTTAATAAGTGCGCCCCGACTTACTGCCTTTAACAGGCTTTTGTCTTGTTTTTTTCTTCTTTTCTTTTACTTCTTGTTCGTAATTATCTATATTAGCGAATAACTTTTCATTTTGTTTACCCATTATTCCTTTTCCCATTTATTTCTATCACTCGCTATTCTTTCTATTGTTGCTAACTTATTCTCTAAGTTGTGTACGTCGGTCTTTCCAAGTCCACAAAGCTCTGACATTCTTTTTAATATTGTCTTTCAATATCCATTTAATTGTTTTGTATGTTCTTTCCATTTTTTTAGTTTTAGTTAATTGTATTGGGGAGGCGACCAAACCCCCCCTCTACTACTCTAGGTTAAATTAAATGCTTTTGTAGGTATGACTCCTATATTAATTAGTATTAGTCCTTAGAGTATTCTTTATATATTTTTTTTATTCCATCAAAGCAGGCTGCTATACAAGAGCCGCAATTAGTTCCTGTTGAGTAGTTTGTATTATGCAATACGTTGTATATCTCTATCATTTTCTTCTTTGCCGTTTGGTCTTTAGCTCTTCCTGTTTTTAAGTCTTCCCAAAGTAATATAATCTCTGCTATTATTTCTTCAGGAATATCTGTTCTTACTTCTACCTCTGTTGTCTTTTGCCAAAAACCCTTTGGGCAAGATTGACTACTAATTTTTGACTTTACTTTCATAAAACATAAACAAATTCCGCAATTTCCTAGTACACTTGAATAGTGAGTACAACTTTTACAGATAGCCATTCTATCTTCATATATATCTTTAGGTACAAAAAACTTATTCACTTAGCTTATATTTTAATTCTGTTCTTACTTTGTCTATAGTCGTGAATAAGCTGTTTCTACTAATTCCTGTTTTCTTTGCCAGGCTGTCTAATGTATTACCTTCATAGTAATAAAGCTCAAAGACTTTCTTATCATACCAAGTAAAGCCATCTAAGGCACTATCTATCTTTTCTAGGCTAGTCCATTGATAACTGCTTGTTATTTCGTTAGGCAAGTTGTAAAGGTGCTTAGATGGTATTGTTTCTCCTGAATCCATTTCATCATAAGTAACTGCACTTGTCAAGCTATCAATATGAGTATAATACTTTTTATACTTATAATAGTAATTACTTCTAGGACTTGTTAAGGCACGTCTTAATGCAACTGCTCCATATCTAGTAATCCCTAATATTCCATCTTTTTCATAAATACTTCTAATTACATCAGGATTAGCTTGAAGAAAATAAAGCATTAATTCTTGTACGGATTCATTAACTTCATTTTCATCAGAGGTTAGTCCAAAAGCCATAGTCCGAAACTTATCTGAAAGCTTTGATATTTCTAAATAAATTTCAGTCATTAAAATAGTTTATCTTGTTCTACTTTACACTCATTAATAATTCCTAATGCTGAGTTTAAAATATTTAAACCTAATTCAGAGTTTACTGCATTTCTTTCTTCTAATGGTTTTTTACAAGCTTTATTACCATATTTAGGCATCATTGTTCCTACATCATCTTTAGGCTGTTCTATCTTATTTATATTAAAGTTAGACCATAAGTAATGCCTTCCAATCTTCACAGGTTTTATTAAAGGTTTATAGTAGCTAACTACATTTTCTACACAAAACTTTCCTTTGTAAAAATTCTGTAAAAATATTATTTCTTGATACAAATTCATCAAAGGATAAACAGGTCTTTTTCTTATAAACTGTGTAAAGTAATTTGTAGTGCTATGAGATTGACAAGGAGGACTACTCCAAATAAAGTCAAATTCTTTATGATGGTCTAATAAATACTCGTGAGCATCAGCAACTACAACTTTATCATTAGGGTATAAAGCTCTGTACTTATTAGCTATCTTTTCATTATATTCAACAGCTGTGATTTCGTGTTCATCTCCCCACAAATGCCTATTACCTCCTATTCCTGCATATAAATTTAGTATTTTCATTCTTTAATTGGTTCTATCTTATCAATCTTATTTACTGTATCTTGTACTAGCTCATCTAAAACAATTCTATAAGCTCTGACTACTGCAGAGTTACTTCTTGTTTCTACTCCTGCAAAAAATCCATTTGTTGCAACTGCTAAATTGATAGGTATAATAAGCATCCAATCCCAAAAATTATCTTCTCTCGTTCCAGAACCATAGTTATTTGAATACTCCAAAATAATTTCTACAACTTCTAAATAATTATTATATCTACTTTTTGTACTTACTTCTTTAGCAAACTCTTTGCACATTGTAATATAAGTTTCAATAATTACTCGATGTTTATCATTTGCGTAAATTGGTTCTGTCATACGCCAAAGATACTTAAATAGTTACGCTATTTGCTTTTCTTCTTTTAAGTTTTTAACAAGGTCTTTATAATAACTTATCTTTTCTTCATATTCAACTCTTGAAACTTTATGAATAGTCCTAGCTAAATACTCTAACTCTTCTGCTGTTCCTTCTCCATACTTAGCATCAATAGCTAATCCAAATTTATACTGTTCACCTTGGGAATACATATTGCATTTTATACACTGTGTAGAACAATTTTCTTCATTGAAACGTGTAGCCATAAAACGCCTAGATTGAAAATGTCCATTTTGCATACCATCTTTATAAAATCTTACTACTGAACAAGTTGTACACTGTACATAGCCATATTCATTAGCCTCTCGAAGTCTTATGTAAAGACTGAACCACTTGTCTAGTTCCTTTTTTAATTTACTGATTGTTTTTTTCATATACTCTTAATCAGATCAGCTACTATTTTCCAATCCTCATCAGTACTATAATCTTTTACTTTCTTTTTATATAATTGACGTAAAGAATCTAAAGCATCATTTACTCTTTGTTTCTTTGTTTTGTTAGTATTCTTTACTGTTACAGGTAATTTATCAGTTAGATCCCACTCTATTACATTTCTTCCTGTTACTTTACAAGATCTAACATCTTTCTCATATATAACTCCTATTCTCCTTAATTCAGTAAACCTTGCTGCACTTAATGATAAAGCATTTATAGGATTAGTATGTTCTAATGCCTCCTGTCTAGTACAAGGAGCAGATTTAAATATAGCCTCAAAAGTTTCAAATCTTCTTTTAGCTAATAAACCTGCTTCTTTAATTTGATTAAAGCAGTCTATTGATGTTTGTCTTGTTATCATATTTTTATAATACTTTTAAATTAACTTTATATTCTTTTCCATAAGATATTTTTCTAACCATTCTTGTAGGTTGTGGAAATCCAAACATCATCTTAAAAGTTCCTTTTTTTTCTGGATCGTAAAGTTCTTCTTTTTTCATTTTAGTAATTTTGTAATAGGTTCTTGATAATAAGGAGTCTTTTCTTTTGGCTGTCCTAAAGTCCTTACTTGATAAGTAGCATCATCAATTTTTAATTTATGAGCATAAACCCACTTATAAAAGGTTCTGATGTTTAAGAATGGTTCGTCTTTACCAAACCTTACTCCAATATGAAAAGCTTCTTCAACTTGATTCCAAGTCATATTTCCAAATCTTTTCTCTTGTATTAAGTCTGCTGCAAATATATTACTTAAACTAGCCATAGTTTTTCCATCTGTTTTATGTCCAATTTCTATTGATGTCTTAGCAATTAATTCATAAACCTTTTCTTTAAGTTCATTTATATTTTCTTTTTTTAATTGTATCATAAGTATTCTTTTCCTTTTAAGTATTCATTTAATTGCATATCTATTTTAGACATAGTTTTTGGATTTTTCTTTTCTCTACTTTCCCAAGTCCGAACACAAGCCTTCCAAGATTTCATAATTTCTTTTCCGATTTGCCATCCCTTACTTTCATAGAAGTCTATAAAGGCTTCTGCTTCTATATTATTTTTGCGTAAGATACAATAATTTTTAACTTCATCTAAAGTAGGTTTTTTAAAAGAAGCCTTTTTATTACTATCTGTAAGATTAGTATTAGTTATATTTATATTAGTATTATCTGTACACATTTTTAGACTAGGCTTGTCTACCAATTTAATGTA